GAAGCAGGAAGTCTAGATGAATGGTTGTACAACGGTGGTCCTTTCCAACTCGTTGTCTTCCACTTCCTAATTGGTATCACAGCATATTGTGGTCGTCAGTGGGAACTTTCATACCGTCTCGGTATGCGTCCTTGGATCTGTGTTGCTTACAGTGCTCCTGTATCTGCAGCATTCGCAGTATTCCTAGTTTATCCTTTCGGTCAAGGGAGTTTCTCTGATGCTATGCCTCTTGGTATCTCTGGTACTTTTAACTATATGTTTGTGTTCCAAGCAGAGCACAATATCCTTATGCATCCGTTCCACATGCTCGGTGTTGCTGGGGTATTCGGTGGATCTCTTTTCTCTGCTATGCACGGAAGTCTTGTTACTTCCTCACTTGTCCGCGAGACAACAGAAACTGAGTCCCAGAACTATGGTTACAAGTTTGGACAAGAAGAAGAGACATACAACATCGTGGCAGCACATGGCTACTTCGGTCGTCTTATCTTCCAGTATGCTTCTTTCAATAACTCTCGTAGTCTTCACTTCTTCCTAGCAGCATGGCCAGTTGTTTGCATCTGGTTCACTGCAATGGGTGTAAGCACAATGGCATTCAACTTGAATGGTTTCAACTTTAACCAGTCAGTTGTTGACGCTAACAACAAAGTGATTCCTACTTGGGCAGACATCCTTAACCGTGCAGGTCTTGGCATGGAAGTAATGCACGAGCGTAACGCTCACAACTTCCCTCTTGACCTCGCTGCTGCTGAGTCTGTGCCTGTTGCACTTACTGCACCTAGCATTGGTTAATCTCAAAATTAAATACTAATTTCATTGGCGGGGAAAAAAATTTCCCGCCAATTTTTTTGCAAAAAAGTTGATCCCATGATATAATGGGATGTATACATAGAAGAAAAGGCTATGGACGTTAAAGTTTATACGAGTTCTGGATGCACTTGGTGTGCTAGAACAAAAGAATTACTAGAGAGAGCAAATATCACAGACTATACTGAGATCCTTTGGTCTGATTTGTCTGGAGATGATCAAGAAACATTCAAGACTACATATCCAGAAGCACAGGGATTCCCTGTGGTCTTCGTTGATGACTCATTTGTTGGTGGGTTAGTTCCTTTTGCAAAATTACTTTTGGAAAAAGGATTAGTATCCGCACCTAAAAAATGAAGGAACTTAAAATAAATAGAGGCATAGAGCTCATGCTCAGGAGGGCTAACAAGAAGGACAAAGATCAAAAACCTTCTAAAGGTTTTACATTTACCAAATATTTTTCCCTCCTAAAGAGAAGAGTCTACTTCAACTTAGAATTTAGGTGGGACAAGGAAACAAATTAGTTCGGAGTTGAACAATGACTGAAACTATGATGATCTACATCTCAGCGACCACATCCTTTATCTTCTTGGCAATTGGAGTTCTAGCGGGATGGGTAGCCGCAGAAGTAAAAGCAGAACACATGTATAATATTCAAGAAGAACAGAGTGTTCATCCCGAAATGCTGAACTCACAAGGTCAATGGATCAATGAAGAACTCCTCTCAGTTCGCTTCTTAAATGAGGACGAATTGGAAGAGGAATAAATATACTTACGATAACAATTAGGTCATGAAATTATTAATGCATGAAGTGCTACAAAAGATTAGCAATGCAAAGACAAAAGCACAAAAGGTTAAACTACTGGAGGAATACAACACTCCAGCACTTAGAGCTATTCTAATTGCTAACTTTGATGAGAGTGTTATCTCTATGCTTCCTGATGGTGAGGTGCCATATAAAAAGAATGAAGCACCAGAAGATACCGAACACACTAAATTAGATCACGAGTATCGCAAATTATATTTGTTTTTTAAAGGTGGTGCAAACATCTCACAGACACGTCGTGAGACTTTGTTCATTCAATTACTAGAAGGATTGCATCAAGGAGAGGCAGAGGTTCTGTGTCTTGTAAAAGACAAGAAGATTGGTAAGCGTTGGAAGATTACCAGACAGTGTGTAGAGCAAGCCTTTCCTTCAATCCAATGGGGAAATCGTAGTTGATATGGTATGAAAGTGAAGATTATTCATGAGAAATGTGACCCAGAAAAGGCGACGGACACGTCGTTACCATACACAGCGTACTTAGTGTCATATAAACACGAAGATAAAATCTGCTACGATGTTACTATCTCTAACAAAGCAGCAGATATCTTTGATCATTACTATGACCTATATAAAAACGTCATTAGTATGACACAAGCTAATGGTAAAGTAAATCCAAAACTTTGGGTAGATCCCAAGCAACCAAAGAAAAAGAAATGAGTGGTTCACCAACAGGAGAATGGGCGATCTTTTACAGAAGGTTAGATGAACCTACTGTATGGAAGACTATGAAATTATGGAGAAGTGATGGTGTTCTAGTGTCTGCTAAAACATATGATGATGTATATAAATTCAATCGTTTCAAAGAAGCGTTTGACTTCGCAAAGAATTTAATCACTGGTGCTGGTACAGTTCCAGTGTATGATGCACAGGTAAAGAGAGTATGCAAAGCCAAAGGTGAAGCATTTTATCTGGCAGGTAATTAAGAACTATAACTGTATTCATTGTTACATATTGACAATTCTAAATAATAGTGTTAGTATTCTAACACGTTCATCCAAATGCACGGACTTGCACTACTGTTAACACTCCTTGCAGGACACGACTCATATCATTGGGAAATGTCTTGTGATGATTGGAACGAAGTGAGGGTTGAAGTACTCAGTGATGAGAACTATACACCTGATGCTAGGGAGTATCTTATTGATTACTTCTATACCAAAGTTCCAGATCAGGACTGTAAGCCTTGGGCAATTGGACGCAAGTAAGTCGCGGAACGGAGCGTTCATCCCATGTTTGAACTACTACTTTATGTTGATATGAAATGTGCTGATGCTGCTGATATGATCAGACGCATTAATGCTCATGATTATATGAACAACGAAGTAAAGGTGGAACTTGTTGAAGTTCTTCAAGAAGCAACACCTCATTGTCCATGGGACGCAAACGACTAAAGGAACGGGGCTAAAAATCCAATTACTTTAGGAGTATTAAAATGACACAAGTCACTTACCGTGGCGTTAGCTATAACGCTGAAGAATATAAGGAAGCTGTTCTTGCAGAAGCTGCTAAGAAACAGCGTCACGATTTAATGTATCGTGGTATCAAAGTACAACGTAAGATGGTGGGAGTCTAGAACAATGGTAGAAGCACTACAGATTGTCGGTATCACATCTCTAGGTTGTATTGCCTTCCTTGCCATCATTTATGGTGAGGTTAAACTAGTACAATTACAGAGGTAATAAAATGCTAAGGATCAAGGTTGATTGGGATCGTCCCGATCTTCCAGATTTTGATCCTGTCAAGCACGATCCAGATAGAGTCTTCAGATTCTTGACCTATCGTGGTGTTCACTACGCTAAATGGGTTTACTTAAAAGTTAACTTTGGCGCTATCAATAACTGGAAGATCACATCTTAAATCTATGCCTATGAGTATTAACTCGTAGGCATTTATTTTTATGTCAAGTATGCTATAATGTGTTGGTATGACAATAAATAGTGGTAGAATTAGAGAGGTGTATCATGAACCCTGACCCTACTATATTATGTGTCAATTTTACGGAGGTGGTTAATGCACAACCTGTTATCACGTTCTCAAATGGATGGGTGGAACTATGAAGATGAACTAGACTCCAAATTAAACGACTATTATGAATGTTTAATTGAGTGCGATTCATTAAACCAACACGAATGTAAACGAATATGTAAGACTGTTTTAACTTAAATAGCCAGAGGGGTTGCAACCCCTCTTTTTTTATGGTAAGATGTCCTCATCTGAACTCCTAAATATATGGACAGAGATAAACTCAAACTCATCGTTAAGAATCTCAAGTCTCTAGTGAATGCACTTGAGAGTGAAGTCTATTCAAATGTAGATGCATACAGGTATGTTCATCCTTGGGATGAGCATGTAAATAAGACAAATGCTAGAGTAGTAACATCAGAGAACGACGATGACGGATATGCAGACTGACTGGCGGTACATTGATGAACGAATGAATGTAAGAGAGCAAGGACTAAGTATTCTCCTCAAAAGATTTGGATCAGGTAATAACCCTGATGGATCACCACGCCATAGCAGTCAAAGCATTTATGAATGTGTTCACGATTGGGTTTCCCAAGGTAATATGACTACATCAGGAATCGTTGCTTACTACAAGGCGTACTATGACAAGACTCAAAGACCAGATTAGACTGGCAAAGAAGGCTATTAAACAAGCTAAAGTAAATCCACAATTGTACTCAGAACATGAGATCCAATACATGGCATTGCAATTAGCTCGTGCTAAAATTCTACTAAAAGCAAAACAATTACAACGAAAAAAGGAGAAAGGATTTAGTAATGAACTCAGTGAAACTCGTAACAGTGACACCAGACGCAGAAAAAACAATGGGTTACGTAGCGAGAGTAAGCAACCCAAACAATCAGGAGAATCCTAAGGTTGCTGGTCTGTTAAAGTATTGTATCAAACACAACCACTGGTCTGTATTTGAGCAGGCACACATGACTCTAGAGATTGAAACTACTCGCGGAATCGCAGCTCAAATTTTGCGTCACCGTTCGTTCACATATCAAGAGTTTTCTCAGCGGTATGCTGACAGTTCTATGTTAGCAAGTGAGATTCCTATGTTTGATCTACGTCGTCAAGATGATAAGAACAGACAGAATAGTATTGATGATGTTGATCCTTTCTTAAAACAAGAACTTGAGATTGCGGTTAACCGTTACTTTCAGGAAGGTATGGACATCTATAAACAGATGTTGAGAGTAGGAATTGCAAAGGAGTGTGCTAGATTTGTGCTTCCTTTAGCAACACCAACCAAAATCTACATGACAGGATCATGCCGTTCTTGGATCCACTATATAGATCTACGCAGTGCTCATGGCACTCAAAAAGAACACATGGACATCGCTAACGATGCAAAGCGTGTATTCTGTGAACAATTTCCTATTTGTGCTGAAGCACTGGAGTGGAACTAATGGCAACTTATCCTGTAATTAATACAGAAACTGGAGAACAAAAGAACGTTGTACTCAGCGTTCATGATTGGGATCAATGGAAGGAAGATAATCCAGAGTGGACACGAGACTGGAGTGATCCAGATACATGTCCTGCTTCTGGTGAGGTGGGAGAATGGAGAGATAAAATGAAGTCCTCCCATCCTGGCTGGACAGACATTATGAAGAACAAAATTGTTCCTCAAGCAAAAATTAAAGGAAACAGAACTATTACCGACAAGTACAACTATTAGTATGCCAGTAAAAAAGAAGACAACTAAAGCACCAGGTCAAGGTATGACTGCTAAACAAATGAAGCGTCGCAAACCTATTAGTGCTGATTATATGCTTCCTATTGAACCACTCACTGATAATCAGAAGGTGATGTTTGATGAATGGGATGCAGGTAAAATGATCTACGCTTATGGTGTAGCAGGTACAGGTAAAACATTCGTGGCTCTGTACAAGGCACTCAAAGAAGTGTTAGATGATTACTCACCATATGAGAAGATCTATATCGTTCGTTCTCTAGTCTCTACTAGAGAGATTGGTTTCCTACCTGGCGACCATGAAGATAAGTCTTCACTCTATCAGATTCCATATAAAAATATGGTTCAGTCCATGTTTCAAATGCCTGATGACAATTCGTACGAAATGTTGTATGATAATCTTAAGGCACAAGAAACTATCTCGTTCTGGTCTACCAGTTTTATTCGTGGAACTACATTAGATAATTCTATTGTTATTATTGAT